TGATTTCGTTTCTCTTGGTGGTGTTAGAGACGTTGACCAAGATACTTACATATTAACTGAGGTTTCACCTAGTTCTGATGAAGATACATTTGAGTTCTTTGCTGCAGGTATTAATAACCTTTCATTGAATAATACTACCCTCGCGTTCAAGACGAACATGACGGGTACTACATATGCTACATCTCATCTTGCAACAGTTACTGGTGGATATACACTTAAAGGTACATTATATGATGTTAACCCACTTAATGTTTTAGTAGAGTCACAGAATATTGTATCTGTAAGAGCTAAGAAAGACCTTGAAGTTACTGGTGGTCTAAGATTACGTAATGTTCCTGCACAGGGTGTTGCTGCTACTCTTGACCCTGCAACACTAACACAGGTTGCAACCTCATATACAGCATCTCAAACATTCACTGGAGTTACAACAACATCATCTGTTGAAGGTAGTGGAGTAACATTAGATATTGTTGTTGATGGTGCTGGAACTGTTACGACAGTTACTATCAACGCTGGTGGTACTGGATATGAAGCAGCATCTTCTCCTTCCGCTGGAAATGGTGAAGTATTGAGAGTATTAGGTACTGCTCTTGGTGGATTAACTCCATCTCAAGACGTAACTATTAGAATTGATACTATCTCTAGTGCATCTACACCATACACTCGTAATGATATTCTTCTACAGGATTATATTACTAGATTAGATGCTAAAGCATTTATTGCTCTAGATTCTAATGCATCAGAATGTAAGTGGAAGATTAATAGAGGATGGTCTGGTGGTACGGTAAGCTATCTAACAGTATTTGATTCTACTGCTGATTTCGTAGAACTTGATGATTGTAGAGTAGAAGGTGGACAGATGACTTCTTTCGCATCTAACGCTTCTATTACAGCATTTGATAAGACAGCATATAAAGGTGCTAAGACCCTAATTACTATTGAAAGTGATGATGGTAAAGTTCAGATGTTTGAAGTAACCGCTGTATGTAGTGCCGCTGGAACAGTTGCACATGCTACTGTTACTAACTCCATTACTTCAGATAATGATCTGATGGATGCCACAGTTGCAGTTGCTGCTAACAACGTGAACATCAGTTTGAACAAATCATCTGCAGCCACATCATCCTCATCCTTCACTGGTAGATATACAACTACTAAAGTTAAGGTATAAATAACCCTTAGGTAATATAGAGTCATGCCAGTAAAGAATTTCTCATCCATTGGGGGCTTCTCAGTAGGTCAAACCGAGATTGTTAACACGGCTTACGAGCTGAAGAATATCTCTGCGATTCACATGGTCAGTGATAACTTCGCTGATGCAACGCATGACAAGTATCTCATGAAAAGAGTTACTGATGCTGCCAATAATACTTTACAGTTAACATTGGATGGTACCACTGCTCTATCAACAAACTCTGCTGCACTAGCTGCTGATAGAGTTTCTTTCATTAAGGCAAGAGTTTTTGGGCAGGAGACTACCAACAATTCATATGTTTATGCTACCAAATTTGATGTTATCGTTAACACTGCTAATGATGGTACTCCATCAATAACAGCACAATATGAGAACATCATTAAAAATTCTCCTCCTGGACAAGAAGATTGGAGTGTAACTCCTGATGCTTTCCAGATAGGAAATGATCCGTACTTTACATTTGAGGTAAAGTCAGTGACAACCAATTCCATTGTTAAGTGGATTGGGATTTTAGATATTACAGTCGTATCATAATAGTTGGGAACTAATGGCTCTTAAGATTAATTCAGACCAGCAAAGAATACAAGCTTCTGGATCAACTCCTACAGGTAATTGGGTAAATGCCACTTACAGTAGAACAGTTGCAGGTGTAGTTAATATTCTTTCAGTTGCTCATGGATTTATTGGTAGTGAAAAGTTATACTTAGATTTCACTTCTGGTGGTGAAACTGATGGTACTTACACTGTCACAAAGGTAGACGACGATAATCTTTCATTCCAAAGTGCAAACTTAGGTGTAATTACTGCTGGTAATACTCTAGCATATAAGAGAGTAAGATCTTTAAGTATTCAAGGTGACCAATCCATAGAAATGTCTGTGGGTGTTGATGCTAATGAGAAAGATGCATTAACTTTAAATTTAAATCCTCAAAATAATATTCGTGTTGGTGTTAATACTACCGATCCTCAGTACGAGCTTGATGTAGAAGGTCAAATCAGAACGACACGTTCTATCATTTCTGACACTGCACAGGTCGTTAACTTAGATATTCAGACTATAATCAACCCTGCGTTGGATCTTCGTGGGCCTAATCTGTTTAACTATGAAGATACAGACGTAACAAGTAATACATACGGTCAAACATTTTACCCAACTGCTGATACCCCACCCCTGACTGATCAGTCAAGGCGTATCGCAACTACAGATTTTGTTTATAAAGTTGCTACAAATGACACTGGTGGACGTGTATATGTCTCTCAGACTATTGGTAGTGATCTAAATGATGGTCGTTCTGCTGCAAGACCTGTAAAAACTATTAAGAAAGCAGCACAAATTGCTTACGGTTTACAGAAAGCTCAACCAGATCCTAGTGATGAATACGTTTCACTGATTGTTTCTGGTGGTGAATATCTAGAAGATAACCCAATTTCAGTTCCAAGGAACTGTTCTCTAATTGGTGACAACTTACGTCGTGTTATCATCAGACCGATGAACGCCGACCGTCACCTTCTTAAGGCATCTAACGAAACATATGTTGCTGGTTGTGTACTTAGAGACGCACTTCAGAACTCTTCAGACCCACAGAGTACTGTAATTCATACTTGGAAGTATGCATTCGTATTTGACGATAAGCAAAGACTTTACTACGAACCAGAATTAGGACAGATCCCAGCTGTTCCTGGTGATAAATTCCGTGGTGATAACCTCTTCAATATTACTTTCACTAACCATACAGGTAACAATACTACTCTTGTAGTTGGTTACTTCGTACAAGGTGGATCTTCTGGTACACTAGGTACTATTCAAGAGATTACCTTCACAGGTCCACAAGCATCTCCATATTCAACTGGTAGTGTTAAGATATTAATTACATCAGGTGTTAATGATGTATTCCAGGACGCTGAAAAAATATTCTATGATGCTGTAGCAGCAAATATTGTTACTGACTTACAGAATAATCCATCTAACAGATTTGACGTTTCTGACGCTGAATCATTAAGACCTGAATTAGAGACTATCTCTAATCAGATCTATCAGCATACAATTAATTCAGAAAGAGAAACTATAGCTTTCCCTGCTGATGCTACTAAGGTTAACTTAACTACAAATAGGATTACAATTACTGGTCACTTATTAAAGACTGGTGATCAAGTTTATTATCAAAAGGATGAAGCTGCTGTACTAGCAGGTCTTGCTGATGATACGCTTTATTACGTAAGAGCTGTTGATTCCAACACTATTGAACTTTATGATACCTGGCTTAATTCTACAACAATTACAGCTACTACAGGTATTAAAGATATCACTGCAGTATCTACAAATACTAATCTTCATCTATTCACCTCTGGCCAGATTATGCCAGAAGGTAATCGTATTAATATCCCCACACACCAGTATGCAACTGGTGATGGTATAGTATATCGTGCCAGCAAGATGGGTGGCATCTCTGGTCTTGTAGATGGTACTACTTATTATGTTTATAAAGAGAATACTGATTGGATAAGACTTGCTACATCTGCTGCCAACGCTGTACAAAAAGATGCTCAGGGTAATGATAATCCAGTTACTCTTACCTTTACCGATACAGGTTCTGGATATCAAAGATTTGAAATAGCGAGTAGAGTTCTATCAATCAATACGATTGATACTTCATTAGCTACACAGCAGACTTATCTTGGACCTACATTTACTTTATCTGGTACTTCTTACCATGACTATGAAGTTGGACAGGAAGTTCAGTTATATGGTTTCGTAAGTAGTGCAATTAACTTTGGTGCATCTACTAATACCTCATGGGCTTTAGCAAGTGGTGAAGTTACAGTTACTATTACTGGTTGTGATAACGCACTCACTAGTACATTATTCGGTAATTGGGTTTCACTTGGAGAATGTGGACTTAAGTTTAACTTCAGTGGAGCTGGTTCAGAAGCATTAAGTAAGATTTATCAGATTGATACCTTTGCTACAGGTGCTGGAACTCCAACTCTTCCAGGTAATACTGAATTGGGCATGGGTACTGCGAAGTATAATAGTTCCAATACAACTGCTATCTTTGTTCTTAAAGCAGCAAATATTCAATCAACAACTAACACTGCAACTGCTAGTGGATCTACAGTTAGTGTATTAGATAACGTTGAAGATCTTAATGGTCGTAAATATATCACTCATCGTATTGAACGTCCTGATGGTTACTCTTTACAATTTGTTGTAAGAGCAGCTGTTGGTGTATTTGATGCAACACTCAACCCAACTGGTAACCAAGCGGTTATCTCATCTAGTAACTATGTTCTAGCATCTTTAAGGAACTCTCCTTATGGATTTACTAAGATCTCTCAAACTGCTAGGTTTAGAGATGGTGCTGAAGCTATTAAAGTTAACCAAGAATTTATTGCAGAAGAAGCATATGGATATGTCAAATCATATCATGAAAATTCTGCTACTAGAGCAAGCAATTTAACAATTGGGTCTACTACATTTAATGCATTAGGTGATACATTTGCTCATCCAATTGATAGTTGGACTGTTAACTATAACAAACTTACAGTTAAAGTTAATACAGGACACAACCTCTTCAGAGGATTTAGAAATCATACTCACACCTATAATGGTGGTACTTCATCCAATGCTATCACAATAACTGCTGGTAGTGTTCAGAAGGATGTAACTGCAGCCACATACAATTCAGTAACAGGTGAGTTGGTAATGACCATTGGTGCTCATACCTTCACAACTGCTGATACTGTAACAATTGGTGCAGGAAAATTAAGCTTTACATGTTCGAGAGATAATCATCAAACATCTCACACATATCCAAGATCTAGTGATCCAGTATATAATACAGCAACTGCAATTACCGCTGTAGATGCTGCTTCATCAATTACAGTTAATGTTGGTGTTGCTGCTAATGTAACGATTGCTGGTAGTGGAACTGCTGGTATCAATGGTAAGTGGGCTGTTAGTGATATTGTTGACCATAGAACTTTTATATTAGAAATTGGTGAAAATATTGTTAGTAATGCTACCACTGGAACAGATGGTACATTCACTGATATAAGGAAACCATATAGAACTCCAAATAGTTTCCCAGCTAATAATAAGCAAGCTGATGCTGCAGATCTTCTCGCTCACAACGCTGAGTTGATATCTGAGGTAGCAGTTAATAGAATGCTTGCTGCTAATGGTGGATATAACGTTCCTGGCAATACTTCAAATTGTACTGATGATATTACTGACTTCCTTCAGAAGTCCTTATATCACAACCTTAAATGGGGTGGTAATGACAGAGTATATGATGCTTGTAACTACTTCATCACTCAGGTAACTACAAGTAATCAAGATAGGTATGTAGAAGCATTTAACTATGCAAAGGATTATGCATTAAAGGTTATCCGTAATCTGCCAATCCTAAGACATCCTCATAGTACTGCAGCTCAGCAATATGAGACTATTACTTTAGATAGGGGTACGTATGGAACTGTTCCTAACTTAACTCAGGATGCTGCAAATCTACTTAATACTAATAATAAGTTTATTTCAGAAGAAGCAGTTGAGCGTTTCATCTCTAGCTTGACTGATGTACCAGTTGAAGCAGTATCTGGCAATGATATTACTATCAATGCTTTAAACGGTACTACTCCAACAAACACAACTGCTCATACATTCCAAGGTGTATCCACATATCAGTTTACTCCAACTGGTGCTAAGTATGATCCTATTACAGGTGAAATGGTTCTTACCATTGCAGGTCACCCATTTGTAGATGGAGACAGACTTCAGATCGCAGCTGATGGATTGAAGTTTACTTGTGGATTAGACAGTAATGCCACACAGAAAGATTATCCTCGTACAACCGACCCATTCTACAATAAGTGGATGGGTGTTAGAAGAGTAGACGCAAATAATATTAAAGTTAATGTTGGTAAAGCAAAGACTGATGTTACTCCACATACTTGGGTATCTTCAGTTAGCAATTGTGTTACAAGAGCAGTCGTTTATAATGACACAGGTTTCACACAGCATACAGTAACTGGTGCTACATATGAACCAATTACAGGTGTCTTAACTCTTACAATTCCTAACCACGGATTTACCGCTGGTGAGAAAGTACAGGTCGCACAGGATTCATTGACCTTTACTTGTGCTATGGATGATAATTTCTCCAAGCACACATATCCAAGAGCAACAGACCCTGCACTTAATGTTTGGAAGAGTGTTACTAATGTTACACAGCATACTTTCGATATTAACGTAGGTACTACTCCTCCTGTTACATTCACTCCTACAAACGCTGTATACACCCCTACAAGCGGTCTTGTTGAGGTTACTATAGGTAATCACAATCTTTCGGCTCCTACTAGTCATACGGTCTCTGGTGCTGCATTGAATGTCACCACTGGTGTGATGACTGTTACTGTCACTGATCACGGATTCCAAGAGGGAGACAAGATTAACATTGCTACTGGTACTATCCAGATGAGCTGTGGATATGGTGGCGGTGGTAATGAGTCTTATCCAAAAGCAGGTCAACCAATTGACGGTAAGTATGTTAATATATGGAACGTAACTGCAAATACATTTGACTTTGATTGTACTGGTGGTGTTGCACTATCAGTTAGTGATGCTCATACATTTGTATCTGCAACTGCTAATAGTCTGAAGCATGTTAAAGAGCATGTCAAATTAACAACAGGTGCTATCACATTCAAGTGTGATGAGGATGGTGGATCTACGGAACATTCTTATCCAAGAGCTGTAGTTGATTCACATACTGCTGGTGCTGGTACAACATATAACCCAACAACGGGTATTATGAAGATCACCACAACCGCTGCTCATGGAATGAGAAACGGTGACTGGGTTAAGTTTGCAGAGAATTCTATCACATTCAGTTGTGGATTTGGCGGTGGTGGTCAAGTTAATAAGTCTTATCCAAGAGCAACAGACCCAATTTATAATCAGTGGCAGAAGGTATTCAACGTAACTTCAACTACATTTGATCTACAAGTTCTTGATGCACTTCCTTCAACCAACACTGATGCTCATACATTCATATCTGCTACTGCTAATGGTATTCAGCAGAAACGTGACAAGTCATATAATACTTCAATTCCTATTGTAGCTACAACTGGAACTACAGTAACTCTTGATGTTGGTATTTCTTCTAACACTACAACACATACCTATCAGTCTGCGTTGAATAACTCAGTTATCACTGGTGGTAACTATGCACACACATGGGTATCTTCAATAACTAATGGTGTTAAGAGATCAACTTCTTCTACAATTAATAATTACGTACCTTCTGCAGGAACATACGATCCCGCAACAGGTGCTCTTGTATTAACGGTTGGATCCAATGAACTCACTGCTCCAACTACGCACACTCCGATTGACGGTGCGTATGATCCGAATACTGGTATTCTTACAGTTACTATTAATAACCATGGATTTAAGCCTGGTGATAGGGTCAAGCTAGCAGATAATGCATTTACCTTCACATGTACTCATGGTGGTGGTAACCATCCTTACCCAAGATCAACTGACCCAATTAGCGATAAGTGGATTAGTATTGCCAATGTAACTACAAATACTTTTGATGTATTAGTACTGGATACTATTCCTTCTACAAATACTACAGCACACACATTTGTATCTGCTGCTGCCGATTCTGTTAGCTATGCAACTTCTACAGTTAAGATTGCAATAGAATCACTACAGTTGAGTTGTACTCATGGTGGTGGTGGCACTAGCAACTATCCAAGATCAACAGACCCAATTGCTGATCCTGGATTTACAATTCCTAATCACAATCAAGATTGTAAGGATGATGCTTCTGACGTTCTAAGAGCAGTAGCATACAACCTAACCAATGGTGGTAATGATGCTGTATACGATCATGCAGGTTACTTTGTTGGAACTACACACGTAGATGGTGAAGAATTCCAAGCTCGTGCTGTCTTTGAGATGGCAAGTGAAATTGCTCAACAGGTTGCTGCTAACGAAACAGTCAACGTTAAGGGTTGGCATGGTATTGATCAGACTAAGGATCTTACAATTACAGTAGAACCTGGTGGATGTACATCAGTTAAATCATCAATTGATACATTGTTCTCAATTGTAGAACAAGCAATCAATACAGATAGTCTTACACATGCTACAGATACAGCAGCTACTACACCTACATGTACTGATGTAGCATCTGCGGTTACAACATTCTTTACCACTGTTACAACTGCCCTAGGAACCTCTGCAGGTGGCTATGGTAGTCTTCCAGCAACAAGAACGATTTCACCTGGAGATCAACAGTGTATTGATGACATTCTTCACATCGTTAAAGCATTCCAATTCGACCTTCGTTATACTGGTAACTCCAAGATAGTTGAAGCTGCTAACCTATACATTAGTAGTGGTGCAATATCTCATGTTACTCAAGAGGTTGATTATACTCGTGCAATTTTTGCATATGCTAAAGAGTTATCAATCAAAGCAATAAGAAATAGTCTTGAACCAGGGTTCTTCTCGAAGATTGCTCCTGTTTCTAATGGATCTATTACAGTAGATTCAAGTGCACCTGAGTGTGCTAACGTAATCTCTGCACTCACTACCAATTGGGGTATTCTGGACAATGTTCTATCAAGTGCCACTGCATATAGCGGTACTGTTACAGATCCTGATCCAGTTATTACTGAACAGGGTGCTGCTAAGTTCTCATTCCCACTACTCAATATCTTCTTAGACTTGCCTGTTATTGAGGCATCTCCATTCATTCAGAACTCTTCTGTTATTTCATTCCTTGGAGGTTCTGGTTGTGATATTGACGGTGCTAAGTGCGCTACACCAAACGTACCTCGTCCTGGTCTTAAGCTAGACGGACAAGGTAACACCATTGCACAATTCGACCCACAAGGTAAGTCGATGGTTGCAAACGCATTCACTATCATTTCCTTTGGTGGTACTGCATATAATATTACTAACGATGGATATACACAGGTCGTTTCTGTGTTCGCTATCTTCTGTCAAGATGGTGTTGTTTGCCAGTCTGGTGGATATGCATCCATAACCAACTCTGCTTCTAACTTTGGTACATATGCTTTACGTGCAAGTGGATTTAGAGCAGACCCATACAGCTTTGACATTGGTGTCATTGACAGTATTACTAATGATGTTGATGGTAACCAAGTTGAATCTGGAAGACAGGTCATTCAGGTTAGTGGTACAGCTCTAACACAGATTCCTACTGAAGACTATATCATTAGAATTGGTGATGTTTCACCTACTGATCCTGCTGTTGAGCACATCATTCTTGAAACTGAGGTTGTTAGTGGTTCTCCAGGAACTCAGATTGTTGCTAAGATCACGACCAACAGGTCGATGGACTACACGCTAGATGCAAGTCCTAACACTCGTTACAGATATGCTGATGGTAACCTAGGCGGTCTTGTAGGTAAATCAATTAAATTCCACAGACCATCTGTTGTTAACTCATCTGCTCATACTTGGGAATACGCTGGATCTGGTAACACCTATGCTGCTCTACCACAGAACGGTGGATTTGGTTTAGGTACTGCATACGAAGCATCTGAACAATCCTTCGGTCAGGTTTACACCTCAGGTACTAACGAATTTGGTGACTTCAAGGTTGGTAATTTCGTTACTATCTACAACAGAACAGGTAACATTAGTTTCGTTGGTACTGTTAGTATCTCTGAACTATCATCTATTAAGATCGTTGGTGGTGACATCACGATTACAGGTTTCTCTGACGCTGATACTCTTGGTGGTACATTCGCATCTGATGCATTACTACCTACTCAGGCATCAGTTAAAGATTATATTTCAAACAATCTAGGACCATACCTCAACCAGCCATATTCAACAAACGCAGTTCCATCTGCACTGGTTCAGTTAACGTCTTCAGGTAAGATTAACATTGATCAGATACCTGCTTTACGTCCATTTAATATCACCTCTGTTACATCTGAAGCAGAGAGACTTGCTATTGAGGATGCAAAATCTGGTGACATTGCAATTCAAACAACTGCTACAACATTCAGCGTAGCACCTGCAAGTGTCAATACAGGTACTGAGACCATTACTATTACAGGTCATGGTTCAAATGATGGTGATGGATTAACATATACACAGGGCACTACTGCAATTGGTGGCCTTTCAACTAACACCAAGTACTTCGTTATAAAGGTAGATGATAACAATGTTAAGCTTGCTACTACTAAGTCTAACGCAACTAACAACCAAGCAATTGATTTAACTGGTCAAGGTACTGGTACTCATTCATTTGAGACTGATGGTGTTGCTGTTTCCTATATCTTGGAGAATGACTTAGAATCTCAGTTCTTAGCATTCCAGCCTAATTCAGCTTATTCATTCACTAATGGTGCTATCGTAGCTGGTAGTACAACGACTGCTCGTGGTACTATTCAATCTTATAACGATGGTCAAATTTACAACTTCGTTATTACTGATGGCGGTGCAGATTACACTGGAGACTTCGCACTAACAATTGGAGCACCTGGTGGATCTGGAACACAGGCAGCTGCTACTGCTAACGTAACAAGTGGTGTTGTAACTAAGGTTACTATTACTAACGCTGGTTCTGGATATTATACACAGCCAACTGTAACCGCACCTAACTCACCTACAAACAATAACGCAGTTGTTGCTGCTCAGATTGAAGGTAGAGTTAACATTAATATTGCTAACAACATCAAGTTTGATGCTTCTGATTATATTCTTGATGGTGCAAACGCTAACTTAGGTACAGGTACTTACAGCCAGACTGGTACAACTATCACAGTTTCTGAGAGCAGTCACGGTCTTTCTAATGGTGCTCTAGCATACTTAGATTTCACAAGTGGTGGAGGTGCTGATGGCTTCTACTCTATTACTCTAGTCAACTCTGGTGAATATACAGTAACTTCTGCTTCATCAGCAAGTACTTCTGGTAACGTTTCCAGAAAGAGAATTGTTGACCTCAACAGGGTAATTAATACTTCTGGTAGTAACATTGCTAACTGGACACAGTTAACATCAACTAACATCGATGCTTCTAACATCGTTGCTGGTACAGTTGACCCAGAGAGATTAGCAAGTAAAGGTGTATCTAACTCTTACTCGTTCTTACGTGGTGATTCATCATGGGAGTATGCACTACAGGCAATTAGACCAACTACTCAGGATTGTGTAGTTATTGGTGGATCTGTAACTGATAGTTCTTATATCGATACTATTACCATTACAAATGGTGGTACAGGATATACTAATGGTACATATCAGAACTTACCACTAGAAGGTGGTAACGTCAGTATCACTGATGCAGGTGTTGCAAGAGCAACTTACATTGTATCTGGTGGTGTTATTACATCTGCTACCGTAACTGACTCTGGTACTGGATATACTGCAGACTTCTCTATAACTATCCCAACTGAATTTGGTGGTGGTTCTGGAGCAATCTTAGCTGCTACTAAAGGTACAATCAACCGTGTTTATGGTAACATTGAAATTGACCTTAGGAAGGGTGATAACTTAACACCTGCTGCTACTGTCTATGGTAACTACGGTGTATTCCGTTTCCGTAAGGATGTTGCTAACCAAGCAATTGGTAACCAATCAGAAGGTGGTTTCTTAATTGATGCTAATGGTCAGGTTGCTATTGACCAAGGACCAGGATCTGAACTTAATGCTGACAAACTAGATGGTAACCACGGTGCGTTCTATCAGAATGCAGGTAATCTAACTCAGGGTACTATTGACCCTGCACGTCTTGCAAATACTACTTACAACATCTCTATATCTGGTACTGCAGACACTGCAAACAGAATATTCAACGAGACTGCATCTCTAACTTCCAACCCATCACCTGCTCAGGCAGCAAATGGTGTTGCAGCTGCATTAAGAAATAATGCTGCTACTGGTCTTAATGATGGTGGTTCAACCCACGGTATTACAACTTATAGGAGAGAAGCAACAGGTTCTGCTGCTATTCAACTAGGTTGGACTGATAATGACAACCTTTGGATTAGAGGTAACTCTGGTGGTAATGCTGTATATGGTAACTGGAATAAGGTCTGGTCGGGTGCTAATGATGGTGCTGCAAGTGGCTTAGATGCTGATCAACTAGATGGACATCAAGGTTTATGGTATCAGTCTGGTTATAACTTCGGTGCTTCTCAGGGTGGCATCAACAAACCTATGGGTGATGTCTTCTTACCTGAGGTTCTTGGTCAGGATAAGATGGTCTTCGAGAACTTCTATCTTAACGATAGTGGTCTGAAGTATACACTATACATTCCTGATTATCATGCAAGAACTGGTACTAACGGTAACATTAACCCAAGCGGTACTTACACTATCTACTCTGATGTAGGTGCAACAAATAATATTGGTTCAATTGTAGTTGATTCTACAGGTGTTAGTGAACTTACTCACACATCTGGTGAGATATACACCTTAGTAACAGGTACAATAGCGTTTGTTGGTAATAATACTAACGCAAACATATATGTCGTAGGTCCTAACCCAGGAACTAAGTGGACTGTAACATCATCCAACTTAATCTCTGGTGGTTCTACTACAGTTATTGGATTAAGAGATGCTGCTGCAGGTGCTAAATTACAAATTGGTAAGGCAGCTACTTCTACAACTCCAACGATAGACTTTAGATCATCTGGTCAAGCACCTGATTATGATGTTCAGATGATCATTTCTGGTGGTAACACTAACAACGGAAATGGTACTTTAAGAATTAATACTGGTGACATTACCGTTAATGGTAATACGGTGTGGCACGCAGGTAACGATGGTAGTTCCTCACAGCTAGACGCTCATTACTTAGATGGTTTCACTCAGTCTACTGCGGCAAATGCTAATACAATCGCTCGTAGAGACGCTTCTGGACACCTTACAGTTAACGATTTAACTGCTGACCAAGGTGTATTCAATAACACTGGTACTGGAGTTTTACAACTTGCTGGTGCTAATGGTGTTGACTTAGGTAAGGCAGCAACTAACTCCCTATCCATCAAGGGTAGAAACAGTGGTTCTGTTGGTTACATCCGCTTTGGTACTGACACTAATGACTTTGGTTGGAATGGAACTCATCTATCATACAACAATGTATACTTCCGTAATGGTCGCTTAGGTATTGGCGATAGCAATCCTGGATCACCTCTTGAGATTGTTAACCAAGGTGATAGTGCAACTCTATGGGCAGACTTTAGAGATGGTCGTGCAGGATATCATAGAATAACATTTGGTGGAGATGGATCATCTTCATTCATGACCTTTACTGACACTGACAATGACGCAGGTTGGCAGATGGGTCAGGATGATAATGATGAATCATGGTTCTGTATTAGAAACTTTGCTACTGCTTCTGGTGCATTAACAACTAACTTCCAAACTAATGCTAAGAATAACTCAGCATTATCAATCTACTCTGCTACTGGTAGAGTATTCATTAACAAAGGATCTGGTGTAAGCACTGGTTCTGGATCACAGTTAATGGTTGGTGGTTCAGTCGAAGCTAGCAGTCAACTTAAGTCTACTGTTGCAACTGGTACTGCACCAATTACAGTTAGTTCTACAACTGTATGTCCTAACCTGAACGCAGATCTACTTGATGGTTATAGTGCACTAAGTCTTCCTTACTTCAAGGCAACTGTTAACACTTGGAATAACTCTGATGATGGTCAACCACGTTTCTACTTCGCTAACAATTCTCATACATACATGAGAACTGGTGATAACATCTACTTCAGATCAGATAATGATACTGGAATGGGTTCTATTGATGGTAATGGTGGTACTTGGACAATCTATGGTGGTAATGACCAAACACAGTCCTCTTACCGAATGGAGATCCGAGGACAGAATGGTCTAAATATCGATAGTGACTCCACTGGACTATCAGGTGGACAGAGAGATGTTGTTCTTCGTGCAAACGGAGATAAGCAATGGATCGATACTTATGGCATTATCAAACGTAACCGTAACAACATCGGTGAGAACATAAGTATTAATAATGGGGACAACTGCCAATCCATTGGTCCTATCACTATAAATAATGGTGTAACAATCACCATAAATAACGGTGGATACTGGAGTATCAATTAAGTAACTAATTATGGCTGGAATTTTAAGGGTTGATCAAATCCAAAGCACAGGTGGAAGTAACGTAATAGACGTTTCTTCAGGCACCTTCAAAATATGGAACGGAAGTTCGTACGAGAGCTTCAGTGTTACTGGTGCTTTGATAAGCATCAATACTTACACTTCACAGAATGGTACTTGGAACTCTAAGTCAACTAGTGGTGGATCTGGAACTTGGACTAAACCAAGTGGCTGCAGTCACGTTCTAGTTTACGTCACTGGTGGAGGCGGTGGTTGTCGTTGTAATGACAGTAACTATCGTGGTGCTGGTGGTGGCGGTGGTGCTACTGCTATTGAATATATTGATGTAACAAACGTTGGTTCTGTATCTTATTCCTACGGTAGTGGCGGTAGCTACGCCCGTAACGGTGGTAGAGGAGGTACAGGTGGTACTTCATCATTTGGTTCATATTGTACTGCAACTGGTGGACAAGGTGGTTACACAGATAACCCATACGAGGGTGGTCCTGGTGGAACAGCATCTGGTGGTGATATAAACCTACCTGGCGGTGGTGGAGAGATGTCTCACGGCACCAACAGAGAAGGTGGTGGAGGTAGTACCTTCTGGCACAAGGCTGGTTCAAACCACCATAATAGTAGCACCAACGCTGAGAACTCACACGGACAGTGGGGTTCTGGTGGAGGTTATGGTTATTATTCTCAGAACAGTTATGCACACGGTAATGGTAATGGTGGTGCTGGCTGTGTTATCGTATTCAACTACACATAATTATGAGTTACGCATTAATCAATAAAGCAAACAACTCTTGCTGTCAGTTCGTTCTGAAAGAAGAAGAGTGTTTTGAATGTCACGAAGATTTTCGTTGGGTAGATATCCCAGATGATTGGGTGCAGGAAGAAGGTACTAACCCACCTGATTTCTTCTGGAATCCAGATCTACAAAAAGTACAAAAGGTAGTATATGATCCACCTGATTGGGATTGTGCACGACTTACAGCCTATGATGATATAGGAGCAGGTGGAGAATTGGCATTACTTTGGGATGATATAGATGCTGGAGTTTTTGGTGATGATATCAAGTCTAAGAGTAAGTTCTACTTAGCTATCAAACAAATAAAGGACGCAAACCCTAAACCAACAGTGTAAATTATGTCACAGGTCAATGCTGGTACCGCACAAGTTAATACCTTAACCTCTTCGGGTAGTACAGTTACTATTCCGAAGAATGTTAATGTTACTGGTAACATTGACTTTACTGGAACTTTGTATCAGAATGGAACTCCATTCGAGACACTACCATCACAGTCACCAAATACTGCTGGTGGTATTTTGATGTCTGATGGTAAGAATGCATTCTGGGGAACTGCTGTAGCACAAGAGGGTACAACTGGGGGAGCAAATTACTTCGGAGATTATAATTCATATCCAACCACAACTACGGGTGCTGGTGGACAGAACCCATGGATTAACTCAGGAGATTATCTTCCTTATTCAGGAGAAGGTAGTTGGTATGACATTAATGGAGCAGAGTATAATATAACAGTCGGTTCAAGCTTTAGATATAGAAGTATTTTCACACATGGTTTCTTGATTGGTGGATATAGGGGATCAAACCCATGGAGATCAGTTAACCAGTGTTATAACGCAACAGATATTACAATTTCTCGTGGAGACCAGTTAGACCGAGCAGCATCATATGTTGACGGAAACTTTGGAGACTTCAATGGATATGTTTATGGTACTGTAAACTCCTACGGTGGTAGTGGTAGTTCAGTATCCAGTATCAACTTACACACAGGAACTAATAGGACGTTTGGTCCTAATGGAACTCCTGGTCACAGTGACGCATACAACTCAACTCCAGACAGCATTGGTGCTTCAATGGATACTTGGGATGGTACTAATGACCCAGGATGTGCATCAGGTCAGGTAACTCAGAGAGGGTATACCATGGGTGGTGGTCCTGGATCTGTTCAAAGAATGAATTTTATCACTGAGATGTGCACTCGTCTTGGTGGTGGTTTCAGTAGTGGTAGTGCTACTGGATCAGAAGGAGAATTTAGATGCCACTGTTTTAGTGACACAGGTAACGCAAGATATGTACAGTTCAGTAATGAATCTGTTAGCTCCTACTCCTTGAGTGGATGGGGTGGTAACGGATGGAAGAAGAACCTTTCGACTAAGTGGGGTTTCTGCTATCATGGAAACGGTAACAATGTTACTAGACCATGGTTGAAGTTTAATGATACTAACAATACATCTATTGGTGGTTCCTTTAACCAAGCAGATATTTCATCTGGTGAAGAGAACATGGCAATGGGTCAGGACTGGGGTTACTGCTTAGGTAACTATGCATCTGGTGCTGGTAACTATCAGAACAATAGAACTTGGAAACGTTTCCATGCTAATGACTCTGATGTAGTATTAGGTTTCAAAGCTGAACCTAAGGGTCACCAAGGACAGTCCTCAGGGGCATGTGTTACTGGTGCATTTGCAGTAACAGGTATGAGGTATCAGTAATGGCAGACGATTATTCCAGCAATGGTTACATTGATTATGTTGCACCAGAGTTTGCAACAAAACAAAAAATAGATCAGTTATCTGCTACTATTGAAAATATGCAAACTGAGATAAATGTATTGAAACAGCGGGTACAGACTTTAGAAGATGCCTGATAATAAACTCTTTATTGAAGAAAAGTCTTTCGACGTAGAATGGAAGAAGAGAATTCCATCACATCTTATTGAAGATGAGGAATTTCTGCGTCCCAAATATGAACCATCACATCCTTTAGAACTAGAAACTAAAAAGTTTACTAAGGATAAAGAGCTACTCAAGGAAGGATACATCTATATGATGATCCATGAGGATGCCCTTAGAGCTGCAGACATCAAACCACATGAGACAACGTACTTTACGTTGTTTAATTTTTATAATGTTTCTACTATCAAAATGAATAAGATAGTGTTTGAAACCATCAAATCTACCTTTAGAAGGTATGTGGAAATTGATGAGAAAGAATACACCACTGGAGTTAAGTTCCAGGGTGAGATTAGAACACACTTCAAAGACTATGAAGCTGTGATGCAAGATGATGGATCAATGGATTATGAGAAGATCAAGAAGAAAACTGTACCTGAGTACATTGATCTTGCGGTTTCTTTCATGAAGAAACAAGCGATCTTAGTTATTGAACATGAGTTCGATCTAAGATTCAAAAACTTTAAGAATTGTTGCGATGTAGAGTCTGAGAGTTGGGTGTACCAACTTGAGGAAGCTAGAAAGTACAAAGAGAACGAGGAAGCTAAAACTCCGTTCCTAGATATATTATGCATGACAAGAGGTATGCAGAAGGATGAACTCGTAAAAAGAGTTCTCCGACACCATGATAAATACCTTATAGATTATGCCTCATTACTTGGCAAATATCATGCTATAAGATCACAGTTTAAAAATTGTGATAATATGTGGAATATGAACATCTTGTATGAAGATTACTTGCATGTTGGTATGCCTATCAAACAGGGTCAGAAACTTGGCCGTGTTGACGAAAATGAACAGCGACTTGATGGAGATTTAAACTATGGCACTTTCGGATTCTGATAAACTTTGTAGTGAATTAGTTCTCAAAGATAGCGAAAAGGATTGGGTACAAGCTGCTTACAAATTAGAGGGTGGACAATCGAAATATCAGAACCAGAACTTTGTAGTTGGTTCTCAGATAACACCATATAAGAAAGTACAGCAAGCACTACTAGAACTTCAGACGAGAGATAACACTCGTGTGGAGGTTGAGTATAGCCTGAAGAAGAATGAGATTGCAAGGAAAAAACTTGAGAGAGAATTAAAGGATACAGAGGATCCTCTCGATATAGAACTTCTTGAGCTTGAGATACAGAAGTCTGACTATGATAGGTCTCTGTTCGCAGAGAAACTTAAGCATGTTCATCGAGAAATGCAAACTTTCATTGATGAACTAGAAGAGACTGTAGATCCTAATAAAGGTGTAGAGTATTACCTAGACACTAATGAGGAAGAAGATAGGAAGTATTGGCAGAGCAGGATGGCAAAACAAGCCGCCTGTGATATAATAGCATTTGGGCATATTGGTACTGGTAACATGGATTCTATTATGAATCTACCAGAGCAAGACCAAATTAATATATTCTCTGGTGCAGTACATCACTCTGCTCTTATTGGAGCAGGTGTTCGCCATATGACAAATCAAATGGAGGGACAAGTTCAAGGTCTTCTCCAAGGTGAGAAGTTCTCACCACCACAAATTAATGGTTCGGAATTAACTGACGCACATCCCCCTAAATTACCTGAAGTGAAACATGACATCCCAAAACAGAAAATCCGTCTTCAGTCTTCCAATTAATCCTAAGATTGATTCCAAGTATGCAGAGACAGTTTTTGTACCTTGGTTGAAGAAATACAAAGATTATATTTGCGACTTATATTTTACATGTAGGATGCCACCCTTCGATCAAGATTCGATGGGTGATGTTTTCCAGGGTGATACGAGACAGCTTTTCTATAATGCTCAAGCAATATCAGAAGATGCTGGTGGTATACCATTATCTGCGACATTCAATAACATATATGTAAGACCAGATATGGAACATCTGGATCTGTTCGTTAAGAACTTTGCTCAGTTGTATGAGCAGGGTATTAAGATTGTAACTATACCACATACCAGTTGGGTTACTACAGGTATATTACAGAAAGAATTTCCAGAACTAAAGATTAAGAATACGATCCTTAGGAATGTTACTAGAGCAAATGAAGTTGTAGCATTAGCAAAGATAGGATTTCATTACATCAATCTCGATAGAGATTTGATGAGGGATAGAGAAGCATTAAAGAAAATAAAGAAAGCAAAAGAACATTGTGCCGAGATTGGTAAACCTGTAGAGATATCTCTATTAACTAATGAAGGTTGTTGGGGTGGTTGTCCTATGATGGATGAGCATTATCATTTTAATAATACAAGGAATGAACAAATCCCTCAGTATTTTAATGACCCCATTAGCACACACTCATGTTCTCAGTGGGATATTGAAGATAACTCTCATGCATTAAAAGCTGCTAACCTACCACCATGGAGAGAGGATTGGGAAGAGTTTCTTGATCTTGGTATAGATATATTCAAGATGCATGGTAGAGAGAATGCCATGAAGCTTCAAGAATCTATGGATATTATTGAAGCATGGGCAAAACCAAAATACCCTATCTTACATGGTGAGTTTAATGATTATATGGAGGATCTCAATATTCCCGATAGTCCTATTGCACTATGGAGAGAGAAGATAAAGACATGTGAATTTGATTGTTGGGATTGTAATTACTGTGAGAATGTAGTAAACTCACATCTTAAGAAGCAGGAAAGACCAACGGAAACAGATCCATATGTTCAAAGAGTACTGGACGCTATAGTTGCTGGCAACACAAACTCCTCTAACTTTAATCCTGAGAAGTATTCTATCCAGGGTCTTTCATCAAATAGGATAAGACATTTCCTCAATAGTCTTTGCTCATATGATGATGCAGTATATCTTGAGCTTGGTACCTTTACTGGTAGCACATTCTTTGCTGCTACTATGGGCAATAAGTGCAAGTGTATTGGTGTTGATGATTTCTCAGAACCTACTGTTCGACCAATGGTTGATCGTGGTATGTGGACAGAATGTGGTAACCCATATGAGTACTTGGTACAGAATTGGGAGAAGTATGAGAATGGTAATGCTGCATTCGTTAAGGGTTCTGTTGATGAGTTAACTGAAGAAGACTTTGGTGGTGCAAAGCCAAACGTATTGTTTTATGATGCAGATCATGATATAATACAACAGATGAACAACTTAAATCATCTTTTACCTTTCCTTGCTGACAAGTTTATACTTGTTGTAGATGATGCTAATTTTGATGGTGTTGTAGAGGGAGCAGTTACTTGGGCACAAGAGAATAGCCTTCAGTGTTATTTTGAAAGGAAAATTCTAAGTAGTGTAATTGAAAGTCCAGTTCATTGGTGGAATGGCATTCATGTTATGGTACTTGAAAGAGATCATAACATTAAGAAGTATACAAGTGGTAATTAATTATGTGGTATATTATGTTCTGGACAGCAATATGTATGTACGTCCTTTTTAGGGTTGGGGTATTTAAGAAATGAAAGTAATTGATCCAGCTATACTCAGAACTCATCATCCTAAGAACTGGGAGGTTGAGCAGATTCATATTGGAAACTGTAAGAATAGAATTATTAAGATTAAGAACTTCTTTGAGGAGCCAGAACAAGTACGTGCATATGCTCAAGCAGCTGAGTATGTGAATACTGTTGGTGGTCAAATCTCGAATTTACCTGGATATGTTTGTAAGTTAGGTAATATATCAAACCAATTCATTCCCAACTTAAAGTTTGCACTAGCAACTTATTTTGAGTGTGGTAAGAAAGTCATGCTTCAATCAGAGTTCTCTCAATTTAATTTCCATATGTATGAAGTACAGGAGAAATGTAGGATGTGTAGTCTTGCACCACATACCGATGACACTCATTATGCTTCTGTTTTATCTTTAAACTTCAATGAAGAGATAGCAGATGCTCAGTCTGGTACAGCTTTCTGGAGAAGTAAAGAGTTCCAAGAAGAGTTTGTTTCTTCTGATAAAAATTATAGGGGTAGTAGAATACTTAATAAGATAAATGCGTATGTTAATTTTGATCCATCACAGTACAAATCAAAGGATTGGGAGAGGTATCATGTAGAACCACATGAATTTAATACCCTTCTATTATATGAAGGTAGACTATGGCATTCGCCATACTTTAGGCAAGAAGGTTGGGGTACAAACCGATTGACTTTCAATGCATTTCTACACTAAATAGTACACTTATCATTCTAAAATATGGACGCTGAAACAATGGTGAAGGATTTCACCGAGCAACTAAAGGAACAGAAAGCAACAATCCTTGAAATGGAAAAGCAACTTCAAACTCGTAAAGATCAAGTATTGAGATTAGAGGGTGCTGTAGAAGCTTTACAGATGACACTCAAGAAAGAGGAAGAGCCTGATGCCACTGCAGAATAAGTCTTCTTCAATAGGAACTTCAAGTGAGCAAAGACAACAGGAACATGTAGACTCTAGGCAGTTTCATGTTCCTTTTAATGGGACTATGGAAACATGTCCATGGAAAGTGGGTGATGTATATGACACTAGACCAATTATTTCAATAGGGGTTACTGAGAATGTCTATGGACATTCTTATCATCTTATCGTAGAAAGAGATAAGACTCACCTAAGAACTAAATTTCAATTTGATTCAAAGCACGATTTAAAGTTTAGCAAACCTGTGGAAAGGATGACAGGTAAACCTGCTGATATTGACAAGTATTTACTAAAAGCGGATTTGTCTACGACTAAATAGATCTGAAGGATAATACTGTCAATTAGAATGAAGCGTGTAGTCGTCAGGATAGCTGATAGATATAGTTTGGATTCAGCAGCTGCAGGGATCCTAAACGTCTATGGGTATCTTACTTTTGTTGCTTCATACAGAAGCTTCTCAATTATAACCTTTGATTGTCCAGAAAAGTATGAAGATGGACTTCTAGAAAGGTTAAGAGCTCTCTCTGTGGTTAAGAAGGCCACTTGGGATGAAGATAAGTTTTCATGTGACCCAGTAGATACAGGTGCTTTAACAGTTTCTACTAGTGGATCTACAAGTCAGAATACATCTGGAGAAACTAATGCTTCTTCCAATACTAGAAATTTAACAGGAAGTGGTTCTGGTACCATCTACGTTAAGGTACAGAATATTTCTGGACAAAATTATTATACATTCTCTTCCAGTTCTGGTGGTACCTATTCAAGGTTCGCAAACCAAACTGGATTTTTGCAAGGGGCAACATATACATTTGATCAGTCCGATGCAACAAATAGTGGGCATCCTTTTAGGTTCTCACTAACTCCTGATGGAACCCATACTACTGGTGGTGCAGAAATGTCCACAGGTGTAACTGTTGCTGGAACTCCAGGTACAGATGGCACAACTGAGATAGTTATTGGTACTGATACACCTTCTATTCTCTATTATTATTGTACTGCTCATTCAGGAATGGGTAGACATAGAGTTGCTCCAGATGGATTTGGTACAGTTAACGTACATGATTACTGGCATCTAGATAGAATTACAAAACAGGATAGACAATATTTAAATAGAACTTTTAGTTACAACCAATCAGGTGATGGCGTTGACATCTATGTAATTGATACTGGTGTTCGTGGTGCAAGTAGACCAACTGGTAACAACGCTGCATTACATCCAGAACTATATGACCCAGACTTTGTATCTGATTTCAACGGTGTATCTGAACAACAGAACTATAGGGTACATGAAGTAACAGGATTTACTTCATCCTTTGCTACTAATGAAGATGATAACGGACACGGTACATATTGCGCTATAACTTCAGCTGGTAGAACAGCAGGTATTGCAAAGAATGCAAAGATCTATGCACTGAAAGCTTTTAATGCTTATTTGTCTGGATCTTATACTAATATATTAGCTGCATATCAGGCAGTTATAGACCACAATGATTCTGGTCATGCCAATTATAAAGGTAATACTAGACCTGCTATTATTAACTCATCCTTTGGTCCTACTATACCAAGTGAAACATATCCTTATGTTGAACTGAATGATAGTGGAGATGACAGTGGAACTGACGAAGAAATGTTAGATGACATTGAGGGTACTATTGCTAGTACTAATAATTTAATTATAGTCAGATCAGCTGGTAACGGTTTCAAGAATTATAGTGATGTATTTGCAGGACCTATTCAGGGTAAGTGTATTGCAGGTACTAGAACTGCTGGTTATCCAGACAACTCTACAGGTGGTATTAATAACGTAGATGCTAACCAAAATAAAATTTCTGTTGGTGCTACAGAGTATAATGATAGATGGGCAGACTTTTCCAACTATGGTTCTGGTGTAACAACAGCTGCTCCTGGTGCTAAGATACTTAACCCTACGTATGATTGGACTGCAAATACTCCATATACAAGTGCAAGTAACTATTCAACAATAAGTGGTACATCATTCTCTGCTCCTGTCGTTACTGGTATCATTGCAGCATGGTGTGGTAATAATGGATATACTTTAAGTACTAATCAATTACCTCAGTTAGCTAAAGCATTTGTTAGGGATACTGATGGATCTACTGGAGATATTAGAAAGGGTGGTACTGGAAACTATCCGACCAATAGTATTCAAGATAAGAGACTAATTGATAACCCATTTGAAACTACTAATGGTTCTGCATTCCTTATTGTAAAATTTGATCCAGCTGATTCCGCACACTTCATTGGAAACGTTGGTAAGAAATGTCAGTTAAGAACCTCAGGATCAACTGCTAGTATGACAGTTGGTGGTATTGATGTTGCAGCGTTATCTCAAAGTGGATGGTTAACTATTCAGGCAGAGGATGCTGTTAATAATAGTATTACTATTCAGAATAGTAGTAATGCTACTGCTGGTACAACTGGTGGTGGTACTGGAAACTATCTTGCATTAATAGATCCCGAATCAAAAACTCATGAAAGTATTGATGGTGTTGTATCTACAGCAACAACATTAAGATCACAGACAGACGTACAAGAAGCTGCTGGTACTGGTACATATACTAATGTCATATACTATCCACTTGATAGTGGTGTTGATTTCAATTATGTGGACACTGGTCCTACTCTTACTACTAAACGTGGAGTCTTCTTCCCCTATATTGATACTAGTGTAACTTGGACAACTGGTGCAGGTAGTATTGGTGGTCCATTTGCTAATGGTGCTTCTGTAAGTATTGATCTTGGTTTAGCAGGATTGACATTTGCAAACGAACCAACGTTTGAAAACTATAGTCTTAGTGGAGATAGTATTGCTGCATCTGGATTAGGATTAGATACTGCAACAGGTCTTTTAAGTGGTACTGTAACATCCAATTATCTTGACACGACATTTAACTTTACTGTAACTGAGAATATTACAGGTAATGCTCGTGCATATTCGTTCGTTACAACAGGAACTGGTGTTCTTGTTACTATCACACAACAGCCAACTGATGGATCTGTTGAAGCAGGTTCTGGTGGTACGGTTACATTTGGTCCTGTCTCAGGTATTAGTTCTGATGGATCTACGATTATATACCAGTGGGAATTCTCAAGTAATGGTGGTGTAGGTTGGTCTAGTGTTTCTAATGGTGGTGGATATAGTGGAGCAACTACAAATACTTTAACAGTTGATGATGACTTTGCTAAGAATACTTATCAGTTCCGTTGTAAGTTAGATACTAATACAGCAGTACAACCTTCTTACACTAATGCTGTTACACTTACAGTATTCAGAGTTATTACAATAAGCAATCAACCAACAGATGATAATCCAATAGCTCCAGCTGCAGCATCCTTTACAGTTGCTGGTTCTACCCTTGATGCTGCTCCAATTACATTCCAATGGCAGAAATCAGAGAATGGTGATGGAGTCATTTATGGATATATAATGGGTGCTACCAGCGCAACATATACTACAGGATCTACAACCTATGATGATAGCTATGGAGACTATTATCG